CCATGAGGAAATGCCCATATCAATAGGCTTTCTTTTCACAACTTTTTTCTCTTGAATCATAAGCCCAATATAGCGGAAAGCATCTGCTCCATGAGAATAGTTGTCATGAACTGGCTTTAAGCTAAACGCTTTTGTATCAGGGTCGACATCGTATCTGTAATGTCGCAAGCAATTTAATCCTGCTGCGGTATTGTTTTTATCAAAGTAACACGATGCAAAGATAGTTCTTGCAGCGTTAATTGAGTCAGCAATAGGCACTTTGCCAATGATTCTGACATTAAATCCTGAAGCCCTTACGATGTCCTCTAAGCTTCTGCCATTGGCAGCCAAAGTCTTATTCTGAGCATCATGCGGAAAATACAGAGTGTCATAGACATAGCCAAAAGTCTGCATTCGAGCCAATATTTCGCTAATTGTGGTCTGAGTTGTTTCAAAGTAGCGAATAAGCCTAGTTTCCATTCCTACGAACTGAACGAACCAAATCGCAGTTGCGTCAGCCCATCCAATATCAAATACAGCCATTACTGGCTTAGTTGCATCGTATGGAACATTAGTAATTCTGCCGTCTTGCTCTGCCCTAGACATTTCTTTGCCAAAGACTGCGCCATCAATAGTTGACCTTGTAAATCCTTCCCAGACATTCTGATAAGCCTCAAAATCCCTTGTTTTTAGCGTATTTCGTTCAATATCCAATACTTCAGGAAACCAAGGGTTATCTGACCAGTTGACTTTTTGGACTATTGCATTTGGTGGTGGATTTAAAACCCATCTTTTATAGGTTTCGTCTGTAGGCAATTCAGGGTTAAAGGTAATCCATATTTCTGACTGCTCTTTACGGATGGTAGGAATCAGAATATCCCATGAAGTCTGGGTTACGTTATTTGCTTCCTCTACCCAGCAATAATCAATGCCTTCAATAGACTTTAAGCCGTTGATATTGTTCTTAATGCCAGCAAAGATAAACTCTGTGCCGTTAGAGCCACGAATAGTAGTCTGAGTTACTTCGTATTTGCTTTCAAGCCCCAAATTATAGATTTGGTCTACTAATAGCTTATGGACAGAATCCTTGATTGAGGTTTGAAATTCACGAGCGCAAAGGATGCGTAGGGTCTTTTCTACACCTTTGCAAAGCAAGGCCCTGGCTACACTGTGCGATTTTGATGCGCCTCGCCCACCATATAAGACTCTATAACGGCTATTAACTGGCTCAAATAAGCATTTAAGCTTGGCAGGAAATGAGGGCCAAACAAAGCCCTTGTCATCAACCTTTATGTCCATCAGGCTCTACAAAAGAAATATTAATTCCCTTAATTTCTGCGCCTTCCCCAGCAGCAAGCTCGGTTACATTGGTTTCTTTCCAACCAGCCCTTGTTTTAAGCCAAAAGATAGCAGCAGTCATATTACCCTTTTTAGCCTGCTGGAATAAAGTATTGGCTATTTGTGCGTTTGCATCAATTCTGCCATCCTCTAATTCAGCTTTGTAGTGTTTTCTTAAGGTGTCATCGGTAATGTCTAGCTTATGGGCAATATCCACATAGCGAGTACCCACAGCAGCCAAACTTTTTACAAAAGCCCTGCTTTTATCATCCGGAATATGCTCTACACCTTGTGTCATACCTTTTCTAACTCCGAAAGTGTTACCAGTAATTGTTAAATGCTTTTAATGGATAAAAAACTAAACTATTTCGATAACCATCTTTAGCAATCGGTCTTATAGGAGTTACTCCATGTACGTTTTTCCAAGCTGGATAAACCAACATTGAATTGTCCCTTGAGTCTACAGTCAAATTATAATCAGGTACTGTTGTATTGCCACCTTTTGCGTTTTCTTTTTTGGCTATGATAACGTTTACACAGCCTTCCAAATTTCCTGCATCCCTATGAAATGGGGCAGGAATATTAAAATTACTGATACTTGAAGTAAACAATTCACCAAATCTAAATTTAGGAGGAACTTTTTCAGTAATAATTTTCTTTTGCTGTTTATATATTTCAGGAGTTATTTCTAATATGGTTTTTTCTGCTTCTTTACATAGCATATACATGGCTTTAATAAAAATTTGAGCAGTTTTGACTTGATGTACGCTTGAAATAGCAGGGTAAGGACGCTTCATATGCGGTTTAGGAGGACAAGAGCCTAAAATGGTGCTGTACTGTTTTACTTCAAATTGACTATCTCTAAGCCCTGAAGATCGCCTCATTTCGCTTTTAGGAACCCTATCGGATAGTAATTCTGCATTGGCCACATTAGCTAATTGCTTAAGATTTCCTGTAATTTCTTTAATGTAAAATCCTACTGGCACCCCATCAGCCAAAAAAAGAATGTCTTCTGTAATGGTTGGTTCTATATCATTGCATATGTCACCAATTTTGATTTGATGGTCAATTTTAATAAGTTCTAAAGTTTTCATTGGTTGCAATATACGTTAGTGCATGCAGGAAACCATGACTTTTGCCAAGTGTCATAGTCTCTACTGACAAATTTTGCGGTGTTTCCTATCGGAGCTAATTTGTAGTCTTTTTGCAATTTTTCAATAATTGCCCAAAATCTAGGCAAACTTGGGTCAATATCAAAACTCCATTCAAATACTAGCTTTTTAAAAATATGGGCATAGTTTTCTAATATGAGCATTTCAGCCCCTTCTATGTCCATTTTGCAACAATCGTAGCGTTTGGCTTCATCATTGAAGTTTAAACATGGCACTTTGATGCCTTTATTGTTCCATTTTTTAATAATAGAATTGCGCCATACGTTATTGTTGTTTCCAATGAATAAAATGATGTTTTTAATGTCGTTATGCACTAATGCAGCTTGTTTAATCGTTGCTTTAAAGCCATTGAGTTTCAAATTCTTTTCTAGCATTTCGCAATTAAAGGGATCAGGTTCGTAAACAGTAACTTTTGCGCCCTTAGAGCAAGCCAGCAGGGTAAAAGCCCCTACATTACCGCCACAATCCATCCAGTTTTCATCAGGAAGTATCTTAAAACTCTTTTTTTGATATGTGTCATTACCAATGACTTCATCAAAAGTCTTTTTGTCAGAAAAGCCTTCACGATAATAATATTTAATGCCTTTAATTTCGCCCTGTTTGAGGATCATAGTTTATCTTTTTCGGCTTTCAAATGATTGAGCATCATCATTCCCACATAGGCTTTTTGTTCACGCCAAAATTTTACTAATTCAAAAGCTTCATCATAGTGTTCAGGTTCAAACTCTATTTGTATGGCTTTGCGAACACCGCCTGCCATATCGCTAAGTTGCTGATCTACATCATCATTATCTAAAATTGAATAATCAACTTCTGCGAAATTTAATTCAGAAATATCAAAACCTAACAAACTAATATCAAACTCTTTATCTTGTAAAAAATCAATTTCTAATTTTAAAAGTTCAGTATCCCAATCGCTGTTTAATGCCAATTTATTGTCGGCAATAATTAAAGCTTTCTTTTGATTCTCGGATAAGTAAGCCAATTCAATAACAGGAACTTTAGCCATTCCGAGCTTACGAGCAGCCAATAGCCTGCCATGACCAGCAATTAATCCATTAGTACCATCTACCAAAATTGGATTAGTCCAGCCAAACTCTTTAATAGATGCAGCAATTTGGGCCACTTGCTCATCTGAGTGCTTTCGGCTGTTATTTATATAAGGAATTAGGCTTTCAATGGCCTTTTGTTCAATTTTCATTCATTAGCCATTGAGTCGCTATTTGCCTCTGCCTGATCTACATCAGATTGAATTTCTGGGCTGTTTTCTACATTTTTCCATTGGTCTTGAAGCTCTTGTGGAACTCCAGGTTGAAAAATAAGTGCGTTCATGTCCGCTTGCACTTCTTCAATGCTTTGCGGAACAGGATACGGCAGATAGATATTAGGCGCAGTCATGCTGGTTCTTCAGGTTCTGCTGGTGTTTCTACAGGAGCAGGAGTTTGTGCGCTTGCTTGTGGCAATGCTTGACCATGAATCTTGGCGATTAAAGGGGCTACTTCTTCGTAAGCACCTTTAGCTAGATGTTTTAGGGCTGCTTCTACTTCTTGTAGTTCTAGAGATAAGTTAATCATTTTTTACCTTTCATTGATTTAGATGCTGCTTTACCGCCTTTTTTGGCAATAGCTTCACGCTGAACGGCATATCCAATGGCTTCAGCTTGTTTAGGTTTTTTTCCAGCCTCAATCTCTTTTTTGATGTTAGCTGAACGAGTCTTATCAGATGTTCCTTTTTTTAGTGGCATGGTCTTGCTCCTAGTTGTAGCCTTTTTTAAGGCTGGTTTGGGTTTTTTAGTTTCTTCGACTACATGAGGTAAATCGGTTATTTCTTTCTGAAAATCAGCCCATGACTTCATTAATTCCATTTGGGACATAGACTTTGATTTAAACAAAGATTTAAGCCATTTAATCATTGGTCTACCCAGCACACATCTTGCCATGAAAGAACCAAATATTTAACCCCATCTTCGAAATAAGGGAAATACTTGAGATATTCTTCGCCTTTGTCATCGTTCATAGTGCCAAAGCGAATTCTTTCGCCTACTTCTACAGGCATTGCTTCTCTGCGACCATTAGGAAGTTTCTTGCCAGGGCCTACTGCAATGACAGTACCCATGTTTTCTACTTCTTTGTTGTCAACAATAATGACGCTAGAAAGCTCTCTAACATCAGGTTTTACTACGATTTTGTCTGCTAATGGCTTTAATTTCATGATTTTCTTGGCCTTCCTGGTTTCTTTTTTGGTTCAGAAATAACTACAGGCTCAGTAATCGAAAAAACTATGTTTTGAAGGGCTTCACTTTCCTCTAAACGCCATTCACCGCACCAATCGTCATTGGATTTATTAACGGCAGAAGGGAATCGCTTACAGATTCCCATGCGTTCACCTACAACGAAAAATAGACAGGAATTACAACTGTCTTTATTCTTTATTACAGCCATCTAGTTCTCCGATTACTAGTTTGGTTAGAGAACCTAGGGAGGTCACGCACCCTAGGTTTTCGTTTATTTAGCTTCGTATTTATCTTCAGGAGCATAAGCAGTACGCTTGTGCTCATAGCATACGCCTTCAGTACGACCAGTATTAAACTGATGGTCTGCACCAATAGCATCTTCTTTGCCCATGCCAACACCGCCACGAGTAGGTTCATGACGATTTACTTTGTCATCAACAGAAGAAGCACCTTTAGGCACTACAACACCCTTGGCTGGTATGCCTTTCATGCTATTTGGGTCAGTAGTTTTGCCCATTTTCATCATTTTCATCATTTCTATTTCCTTTTGCAAAAGAAGCTACAAATCGTAGCTCTTGTTATTTTGCCTTATCCATTATCTATGTCAAGGATTTTAATGAGCCTTATGGCAGCATCTACAGAATCTATTCTGCTAACAGGGCCACCTCTCCAATTTTGCATAAATTTGATTTGCGATTCTTTAAAAGGTGCTTTGCTATCTCTCTTGATTTCGCACAATACGCTGTGTTTTTTGTAACCAATCAAAATATCTGGGCATCCTTCTCCAACTCTAGAAAGATTTAAAACAGAAGCACCCAAAGCAATAAATGTATGGATTATCTGCTTTTGATTTTCATCAACTCTTTTCTTGTAATAAGTCATTTAATCTTTCTAGCAAATCTTCTTCAGAAAAACCCCAATACTTTGTAAACCCTTTATGTCCAAGCTGATGAACTGAGGAATCTCCAAGTCTATGGTGGTAGGCGCACAATGGTATTGCTGGGGCAAGGCTTCTTTTTCCACCAAATCTTCTAATATGGTGGATTTCGGTTGGTGAATCAAATGTTTCCACTCCTCTTTGTTTGCACAATATACAGCCCAATCTCGCCAAGCGAGCATATTCTTCCTTTTCCGCTTTAGTTGCCATTAAAAAAGTTCCGTTAAATCTATATATTTAAACAACTCTTTAGGAACATCATAATAAGCTTCATGCTTTGTTTCATCACGCATTTCTATTGTCGGAAAACTTAAAGCTTTTGTTCCTACAATCCAGTAAGCCTGGCGCATATCTTGAGTAAGCGCAAAAAACAAGGTTTTTTTAACTTCTAGCATATGCTTTTTTCTTACAGGAACATGAATTGTAGGATAAGGGCAATATGGATTCCATTGCCTTACTTCTACTTCAGCAAATCCTACAAGAACATTTCCTCTATGAATTATTAGGTCTGTTCCATAAATATCAGGATTATCTAAAGCAATAAGCCCCCATTTCATAGAAATCCATTCAGCTACCGCAGCTCTAGCTGGAGGGTCGTATTTGTCATGAAGGGCTTGGTCAAACTTTTTAATCTGCATGAGCCAAATCTTCTAGTTTTAAAGCTTTTTCAACTAATTCATTGGCTATTTTTGCTAAAGAATCTCGGTCTTGAACAATGGCAGCTTTGTAATATTCATCCAAAAGTCGTTTTGCATCTAAATATGGCTGACTAAAATCTCTCATTAAATTGCTCCTTGTCTACGATTGCTGGATAAAGTGCGCCAAATATCAATAATTCGCTGCTCATGCTGTCTTTCATTGTCAATTTTCTTAAATTGCACATAGGCTTTGGTATGAGCTTGAACTGCTTGGTCATATTTATCGCTTGCTACAGCCTTTGCTTCTCTTTCGGCTACTGTCCCCTCAGCCAGCAAAAATGCATGAGCCTTGGCTTGTTTAATGCCTTCTGATAGATAATTTACTTGCCCAGACCATGCTGCATGATCCTCATTGGTTTCAGCAAGCTTCATAAGAGCCATTTCTACCCTATTTTCATCTAATTTATCTAAATTCATTTCCATTCTCCATGTTGGTCAGCCCTATTTCCTTTTACCCATTGATCCTCAAAATCCCTTACTAACTGCCAATTCAACTTATGCTTTCGCATATATTCCCTAAACTGTGCTAATCCCCATTGTTTTCGATACAAAATGAGTTGGCGAACAGCACAGCGATGCTTGTGCTTTATTTCATCCATTAACCTTCTTCTTGTCCCTAAAATCCAAGATAAATTTCTTCATCTCAAAATAGCTGTTAAATCGAGCTTTGGAGGGATCACCGCCACATTCGACCCTATATGCCTCCTCAATCTGTTTATCGCTTCCTAGGGGCATTTCTGTGGCTTTCTGAGCTGCTTGGTGAATCCATGTAGCATCAAATGACCTCCATCCCTTAAAAATGATTGTTTCAAGCACTTGGTCTAAGGGCATTTTGGCTAATTCAGCTTCTTTTATAAGTCTTGCAAGAACTCGGTCAGTAACTGGGGCTTTAAGCCTTTTTCTATAAACTAAAAAATCAGACCATAAATCATCACTAACTCCGACAGGAGTTGCGACTTTAGGAGCAGTATTATTTATATGGTTATTGGTTCTTGGTTCTTGGTTCTTGGTTGGCATTAGGGGGTGTTTAGGGGGGGTTATAGGGGGGCTATCGCTACCCTTATGCCACCTTAATGCTGCACCTTTGCGACCCCCATCTTTCATAGCTTTGTATTTGGCTATTTCTTCATCAGCTCTTTTTAGATGCCAGGCATTTTCTTGGTAAATGAAAAACTCATGCAATAAATTGCCGACAATTTCAAAGCTAGACCTAACTTTCCGAGCTAGTTTTGAGGTATCAGTAAAAGGTTCTTCTGTCTGATAGTAAAGGTCAATCATGCGCCTATAAGCCAAATCTTCCTCATCGGTGAGATGGCTTGTATGGCTCAGATAATCCCCAATATGAAATGGGTAAAAGTTCATTTTTTTCCGATTAAAATGTAAATCAATTTTTAAACAAATCAGGTCTTAAATCTTCAGTTGTTAACCTTCCTTCGGATAACTGTTCAATTTTCCTAATATATTTAAATGGGACTTTGTTGTTTCTACCCCAAATTGCAATGGCATTAGGGCTAATACCAAGCTCTTTACTTAGGTTTCTTAAAGTTCCAAATTCAATTTTTATCTTTTCGATAGGTGTCATATTTCCTCCTTTACGCAATTATGCATCATTTTAGTAAAAAAAACAAAATAAAAGTTGCGCAAAACAAAAAATTAGGTAATAATTAAGTCTAGTTCAACAAGTGATGAAGGGAAGTGAAATGAAAAACGCAATCGGAGTGATAGTTTTAGGTGTAGTGCTAGGAGTGATGTTTGCTTATGCAATTATGGGAGGATTTTAAAATGGGTATGTCTAGACACGATGCTTACTACGAGCCAGAAGATGACTACATGGACTCTGACGAGCTTCAGGCAGAAGTAGCCGACCTTATGAAAGATGAATATAACCCTTGTAAATGGGATAACTTCAATGAAGCTTTTGCTGCTACTCAAAACAAGGATGACATAGCAGCTTTAGAAGAAATGCTTGAAAAGCGAGATTTTGAAGCTTTAGGTCGCAAATTGTGGAATATGTCTTATGAATACATGGAAAGCTTTGCAACAGGCAAAGTAACTGGTCAATATTAAGGAGAAAGTGATGACTACAAAACCTACAAAACCAGCAGAAATAGATTACAAAGAAGA